CCCAGCTTACATACATCACCGACCCCACATTCGCCAATGTGTCTGGTCCTTGTTCCGCCTCCGGTGGACCTTCCCAGGTGTGCGCTCCCCGTAACGCCCTCCCTGAGACCACCCTTTACATTCCCCTTCTTTTCTGGTTTTGCAGAAATCCTGGACTTGCTCTTCCTCTTATTGCTCTTCAATACCACGAGGTCAAGATCAACATTGATTTCCGTCCCATCGGTGAATGTCTCTGGGCTGTTAAGACCCTCGGCTCCACCAGCGGAACCGAGTCTGTCTCTGCTGCCTACCAACAATCCCTTGTTGCCGCTTCTCTCTACATCGACTATATCTTCCTTGATACCGATGAGCGCAGAAAGATGGCTCAGAATCCCCATGAGTATTTGATTGAGCAACTTCAATTCACTGGTGACGAGTCTGTCGGTTCTTCCAGTAACAAGATCAAGCTCAATTTCAATCACCCTTGTAAGGAGCTTATCTGGGTCGTCCAACCTGATGCTAACGTTGATTACTGTTCTTCTCTCGAGGGTGGACAAACACTCTTCAAGACTCTTGGTGCCCAACCTTTCAACTACACTGACGCCATTGATGCCCTTCCCAACGCCGTCCACGCTTTCGGTGGTCCTTCTGAGACATCCGGTGCTAACGCCTTCATCACTTCCGGTGGTCTATTCCAAGACCCCGGAGCCATGGGTGGTGTCGATGCCGGTCAACAGTGGGGTGCTGGTAACCCCAGCATGGCTAACCCTAATGTCTTCACCGCTGAGGTCGGAGAGGGTTCCGGTTACGGAACCGCAACTGAGGGTTCTTATGTCTCCGACGCCGGGACATTCGTCCTTGCTGAGACCGCCCTCGACATGCATTGTTGGGGTGAGAACCCAGTCGTCACTGCTAAGCTTCAGCTTAACGGACAGGATCGTTTCTCCGAGCGTGAGGGTTCCTACTTCGACGTTGTCCAACCTTTCCAACACCACACCCGTAGCCCCGATACCGGTATCAACTGTTACTCCTTCGCTCTTCGCCCTGAGGAACACCAACCTTCCGGTAGTTGCAATTTCTCCCGTATTGATAACGCCACCCTTCAACTTGTTCTTTCCTCCGCCACTGTCGGTGGAACAGCCACTGCTAAGGTCCGTGTTTATGCTACCAGTTACAATGTGTTAAGAGTTATGTCCGGTATGGCTGGAGTGGCATACTCAAACTAGACGAATTATGTGACCTACATAATTATTATAAAAAGGGTTTTTACCCACAAAAACAAAATAAAAAATAGAAGCGGGTTTACCTGCATAGTATAGATATTAAATTATATTCCTGATATAATTTAATCAATGCGATTGTTACGTTTAGCTTGTCTATAATCTGCTATTTCTTTAGCCTTTATTTTTCGGTATTCTTCATCGCCATATTTCGATTTAAGATTTTCACGTTGTTGTTGTTTTCGAATGCGCGAATCTTCTCGTTTTTCATCCACAGTTTTTTTATTTGTATTTTTTTTCAAATGCATATTTTGTCCCGTGTTATGTCCAACGATTGAACTTGGTTGTATTTCAATACACTGTTTCATTTTCATATATATTTCCAACCATTTTGTAAATACGACTTCTAGTGAGAAATTCTTCTTCATATAATTACAACCACCACAACATGACTTCACGTTGGATAATATGTAACCCTCGGTGTTATCAATACGGTCAATTCCATTTTTGCAATTCTCAATCGATACGCGACCACATAAATAACAATTTTGATTGACCAAATATTCGTAATCGGTTGTCGTTATATCGAACTGAATATATTTACTAATTGCACGGGTCATATATGTATTATAACTCACAGCATTGTATTCACAATGACTGTCTGGAAAATATTGTCCGTCAATTTTACCATTAAACGTCAAAATATTCGCAATTCGTTTTATGAATACATCTACAGATAAAGCCCCTTTCAGGTAATTGCAAATTTTACAACAACTCACGCAATTCTCAATAGTATACCCATCACTTGAGTTTTTACGGTCAATCCCATTGAATCCACGGTCTTGAATTATTCCACAATAATTACATGGTTGTTTTACAATCTGGTCAAAATATTCTCTGGTAATAGCGAATTCCAAGTTTTTATCTCTGGCGCTTCGTCGGTATATGTAAAATTGCAGTTTCAGACTATTTATTTTCGCCACATTAATTGCAGCTACCTTTTCTGGATTCCGTTCACGCCATGCTCGAGCGTTATCTGCATTTTTTTTCAAATATTCATCAATATCCTCTTCGATTTGACGTTGTCTATGCATCAAACAACTCATTGCGACTTTCTCGTAATTGGACTCTTTCCATGCGTTTTTTACCGCGATTCGTTCCGGCGCTCTTTCCGCAATTCTGGATAATTCATTTCGGTGTTCCTTGTCGCGTTTTTGGTCTTGAATACGATTGCTTTCACGACATTTTTTGCACGTTTTGGTCGTTCCATCTACCGACCTACCCATAAAATGCGATGCGTCGTATACAAGACAGCAAGAGTTACACGTTTTCCCCATATCGCCAGGAATCGTTTCTTTTGCGATTGCGCGACGTTCTCTGTCCTTAGTGCGTTCTTTTTCAAGACAAATGTTGCAAGACGATTTTTTATATTCTGTATTCAACTGTTCACGACAACCGCGCACATATTGTTTGCACGGTCTCAGACCAAGTGCGATTGTATCGTCCACAAATATACATATTTGATGCTTATTGCAATATTTATTAACCGCTGATTTTTTGAAATTGCATTTTGTAGATGCGCATAATTCAATATTATCGCGTGTTACTATACGAGTCTGTTTACTGCGAATTTTACATACGCCGCACGTTTTTGTATCAATTTCATTGTAGAACATTTTTTTACATCCTGTGCAAATAATCATTTTTTGTAACATTTCATCAGTGTATTTGTCCATGTATTCGTGATTTTTACAAAATCGGCTGTCTGCTCTCGAATAGCACCTACATTTGTTATTATTTCGGTCAATCGCCAAACATTTTGTAGACATTATTATTTATGCGTATATCAACGAAACTTAATAAACATTTCAATTTTATCATAAGTATATAACATGGAAAATAGATTAACTGTAATGTGCGAATGTATTCATATGTATCGTCCGACGAGAACCAAACGGTTAACATGGCGCGAACCGTTAGTATCGGTTTCATCGACATGGTCTTCCAACGAATATAGCTTTAGAAAAATATGGTGTAATAACTGATATAAGTCAATCACCGATTTGGTTTGGTGTTGTAATATTTTTAATAAAGTTATATTATAAGTTATAAATTATATGGGAACAAGCCGAAAATCCAAGAAACTTAGTAAAAGATTTAGAAAAAGAATTAGAAAAACGCGTTCCAAAAAACAAAGAGGTGGAGTCAAATCTTCAAGATCACTTTACAATGGCGTGTTTACACCAACAACGAAGGTCCTTCGCACAGCGGTTTCGTTATGGATTAGTGATAATGGTTCAGCCTTAGCAAAATATGGTAATATTAGTGATTGGAATACTGAGAATGTGACTGATATGAGCAAGTTGTTTTGGGGAGCATCAAATTTTAATGAAGATATTAGTCGATGGAATACCGGGAATGTGACTTATATGAACAAGTTGTTTTGGGGAGCATCAAATTTTAATGAAGATATTAGTCGATGGAATACCGGGAATGTGACTGATATGAGATCTATGTTTAATAATGCAACTAAGTTTAATAAAAATATTGGACAATGGAACACTGAGAAGGTGACTACTATGCTTGGTATGTTTAATGAAGCATCAAATTTTAACCAAGATATTGGACAATGGAACACTGAGAAGGTGACTGATATGTATGGTATGTTTAATGGAGCATCAAATTTTAACCAAGATATTGGACAATGGAACACTGAGAAGGTGACTGATATGTATGGTATGTTTAATGGAGCATCAAATTTTAACCAAGATATTGGACAATGGAATACTGAGAATGTGACTAGTATGGGGACTATGCTTGAAGGAGCATCAAATTTTAACCAAGATATTGGACAATGGAACACTGAGAAGGTGACTGGTATGTATCGTATGTTTAATGGAGCATCAAATTTTAACCAAGATATTGGACAATGGAACACTGAGAATGTGACTGATATGAGAGCTATGTTTGGGAGAGCATCAAATTTTAACCAAGATATTGGACAATGGAACACTGAGAATGTGACTGATATGAGATCTATGTTTAATGGAGCATCAAATTTTAACCAAGATATTGGACAATGGAACACTGAGAAGGTGACTACTATGGTTGGTATGTTTAATGGAGCAGCCAATTTTGAACCACATAATTGTCCATGGTGTCAATTGACTGATGTGATTGCGACTAATGTGAGTGCGACTAATATTGTTGGAATTAGAGATTATGGGGAACAAACTGGACCAGCATTTGAAGTTCATAATATTTTTCGTAATATGAATAAATCTGCTTATATTACTACGATTACCCAGTTTTTTAATAATTTAAATACAGACCAAAGAGTAAGTAATCCATTTATTAATACAGAATCAAATAATTGGACGATTACATCATGGAATCCAGTTGAAATGAAAACCGTTACTAAGCAAGCATTTGAATCTTATATCAATGATAAAACCCCTTCTGAAAAAAAAGCTGAATTAACGAAATTTAATTTGGTATTTAGTCGATTAATAAATTGTGCTCCTAGCCCAGAGGTTAAGCAGATTGTTATTTTATCGATTGCTTATATGTGGTCCAGCGACTGGACTGATGATGAAAGAGGACTGTACATGTATAGAATGATAAATGATAATGCCGATGCATATACAGGTCATGATATTGCGCTTAATATATCATGTATTCAAGGAATTTTCGAGCGTTTTGTATTAGGCATCCGCGACATGCTTCAAATAAAAACAAACAAAACACCATTTCAAAACGACTTGTTTTTTATTATCAATAATACGTTACCTGAGCCAGGTGATGTATATGAATTATGGAGGGAAGAAATAAAGGAAAATCCCGAATATAACGATATAAAGGAGATAATTGGGAAACGTGATACAAATCCTGATATTGTGTTTGATGATGATGATGTAACAGCCCTAAAAGAATCCTTTACAAACTTTATGAAGTCGAAATATATAGGTGTAATACCAGATGAATCTACATTAACCATAAAAATGAATGAATCAAAGATCAAAGAATTCATAAATTATGTTCCAATACAGATCCAAGATGGAGGGAAACTACGGAAGATAGCGAAAAGGACGAAAATGATGAGAAAGACAAAAGGGAGAAAGACAAAAGGGAGAAATGGAAGAAAGACAAAAAAAATGCTGGATAGATAAGCAAGAACGCCATGTCAGTGATTATTTTTATGCTGTAAAAACGGCGTTTTAAATCTTCAAGGGTGTAAATAAATATTATCTCTGTAATGTTCCAAGGGAGTCGTCTTCACAAATGGCTCAATATATCGAATAGCTTTCTCGAATTCTTCAATGGAAATCGGCATATATAATATTACATATTTTAATAAAAACAAATATAAACGTAACCAATCTATTATTTGCATACTAACGTCATGTCTATGAAAGTGCATCAGGTGAAAACGCCGCATACTCAAAATGACCTCCTAATGAATTGTCTGATGGAGTTTTATTCAGACAAGACCAAGCTTCATCAAATGATGAATATTATCAATGGTGAATCGAAAATTTCACTCCGCATAGTAGACTGGTTTGTTACAAATTATGCGAAAAAATATTATACCATTTATGAATTACCGATGAAACGTGAAGGTGTCGATACTCTTATCACGCGGTTCAAGGTATACAATGATTACAAATTGAAATTAAAGGCGTATTCGAAAAGGAGGTTCGACCCATTCTGTCGGTGGGAACGAATTACCATCCCATATGACGATACCAATTATATGGAAACTACCATCGGACAACTCAACTTTTTCAAATGGGCAATTGAGCATAAAATTATTGATTATATTACGGAAAATTATAACGATATTGAAAAAGATATGAATGAGCGAAACAGTATTTCCAAGAAAAAGAACGGTTCACTTGACGGTAATGAGTCGGTTGAACTTACACTTATTAGTGATAACGGTAAAACACGTAAGAAACGCGAAGAATTGTCTATATCTGCATGCAAATGTATTAAAAAGGAGAATGTGAAGATTGTCGTATCTTTTCACTAGTAAAATAAAAAATAAAATGCTATATCTATTTTTTATTTGGTTATTGTGTATTTTGTGGGAGTTTATGTCTTATCCCATATTTCGTCAACTAGACCATATTTGATGCACTTATCCACCTCCCACCAGAGGTCGTGCTTGAGAATTGCTTCCAATTGTTTCTTGT